ATCTCCAGGCTTGCCGATATTTTTTCTAGCTTTCGAGGAATCAACAAAAATTAATTCTACATCAGTGTAAGTACCACTTTCGTAATCAGCTCCGCTATTTAATACGTCAAATCTACCAATACCAGTATCAATTATTTTACCATTGAAATTTAATTCTTCTAAAACGGCTTTTTGATAAAGTCGTTTCCTTACATAATAAGTTGTTTCTGTGATAGAATCATCTGGAAAAATATTTACAAATACTTTATCGCCATTAGCTAAATTATGATCTTCATCTGTTTGTAATATTGCTACTTTATCATTTATATTTGTAATAGTTAAATTTTCGCTAAGAGATGTTGTTGATATAATTTTTGCACTTGAAGTATCTGATAATACATTACTTTTTATAATAAAATCTTCCGATGCAAAAATATCTCCAGTAATTATCCTAACCTTTAAAGAATTTTGTTTTAATGATCCTTCTAATACTAAACCAGTTCCAAATACAATACCATCATCTTCTCTAATAAATGATATTATAGAATCTTTTGTGTAAGTACCATTTTTGTTTAATAAAAGATTTAAAACTTTAATTGTAGCAAATACAGGTAAAGATGGATCAAATGTATTTTGTACTGATCTTAATACAACTCTACTATCATTTACGACATCACCAATAATTTCGCCTTGTGTTAAATCTGCTGATAAATCTTGAATAACTCTAAATGATCCATCTGGACCAACTGATAAATCATTAACAACTTTTACATTTGGAGATTCTGAAGATTGGAAATCATTTATTTCTGTATTATCTACAATAATTTGCGTTAATAAAACACCATCACCTTGGAAAAGGGTATCTCCCTCAAAAAGATAAGCGTTTTGCACCAAATCAATAACTAATGCTTTTTCGTCTACTGATTCTAATACTGTTGTATTTTTGCCATTAACCGAAGAAACAAATGCCTTTGCTCCAGCACCACCTGTGCCTAAATTATCAATGAATAATTCAGAACCAACTGAAAATGTTTCTATTGAATAATCAGAATATGCTCCATTGATATTACCTTTTGTAGTATCACCAATTAACGCAAATGAATTTACGCCATTGTTATCGATATCGCTAGTTTTTAAACGTTTTAGATTTTTTGGTAAATCATCTTGAGAAATATTTGAGTTATAATTTGAATCTACTGGTAAAGAATAGAAATTTTTTCCAATAATATATGGATATACTGGTTGTCCAGAAGAATTTATAGTTACAAAGTATGCATAGGTTCCTTTAGGATATTCTGGAGTTACACAAAATCTCCCATTGTTTTCATCTAATTCAGTTTTCCCACTATTAACAGATGGAACCCAAACATAATCATCAACAAAAGTTCCTAATTCATATTCAGTAATTGAGGGTCCATTTTGCCTTGATGTGTTTAATTGATATCCACTATTAATTCTAACCACAGTGGAATTTGCATTTCCAGGATCAGAAAATCCATAAGGTCCATAAATTGGATTTCCGTCATAAGCAAATCCTAAAATTGGAGAATGAGTTTTAGTTCCAGGATTTTCCCCTAAAACGCTGTTAATATTATCGTTAGATCTAAATCTTAAATTTGCTGGATTTGCAACTACTCCATATCCTAATCCAATTTTTGGATTGAAGTTGGAAAATACATATGAATTATTTGAATCTAACTCTAAACGATATTTTTTAAATCTATCTTTTGTCCACTCTCTAATTTTTGCAGAAGCAAAAGCACCAGAACCAGCTGGCAATACCTCTACAACTAAACTATTTCTATTATAAAAACGACCACCGCTTATTTTTTTGCATCTTGTTATTTGACCTTCTGGAGAAACAATAGCCTCATATTCAGCAAATGCTCCTTTACCCAAAGCATCAAAAATTCTAATTGTTGGAGGAGAAGAATAATATTCTCCAGGATTTTCTACTCTAATACTAGTAATTTCTCCATTTGTTACAACTGGTTTTAATTTTGCATTTCTTCCAGATGTAATAGTGATAATTGGCTCTTCTTCGTAAATATCGTCTGATAAAATTTCTACAAAATCTACCACCTCACCCGCAAGAAAACATCTAGCTTTGTAAGGTTCATTATTAATTAAAACAAACGGAGGATTTTTGTAACCAACTCCTTTATTTTCAACATTTACTGAAATTATTTCTCCAAACTTAACTGTTTCAAAATCTTTATTGCCATATACTACCGAGCCATCTTTCAATATACCAACATCTCTATTTGATATTGGATATACTTCTGTAGTATTAATTGGATTCTTTCTTACTAATTTTAAAAATTTCTGATCTTCTAAATTAACTGGTGAAGATTCCTTCAGTATTCCATGATGAGGATATCCAGAAGAACAAATATAAAAATACTGATCATCTTCATAAATTGCAGATACATCAGAATTTAAATCAGAAATTGCCTGAGCTACTTGAGCATTTAGTGGAGAAAATGCTTTTCTGAAATTGGTATTTAAAAACCAATTAGCTTGAATGACAGGATGATTACTTTCAAATCCAGATTCTGAAATTTGTACTTTATCTCCAGAATTTGAATATGGCTTTCCATTGACTACATTTAAATTATATAAAACACCAAGAGCAAGCATTGTTGCTGAGCCACCTTCATATGTTGCAATTAAAGTATCATTACTATAGACAGGCGTTCCAGCAACATGGGTAGTGTTTGGGTTTGATCTACCAGAAATTATAAATTGGTTGACATTTTTGTTCGTAAACGAAATTCTTTCCGAATTTATAATTAATTCTCCTTTTTGATCCCATCCTAATGTTGAATATACATCAATTCTATCACCTGTAGTATTATCAACTAAAATATCTTTACGTAATGTTGTTTGAGCTGCAATTTTAAAATTGCCATTAACAGATCCTGGAGATAAAATTATTTCAAATACTCCATCGGAACCACCATAGTTTACAGCATCAATAACAGCAGATGCAAAAGAATTTTCCGTTCTTTGTGTTATTTTAGTTCCAACTAGTTTATTGACATCACTCTTAGAAACAATAGAGTTAAAAATAAATTTAATTGACTTATTAGTGCCCTTTGCCTTATAAAAGTCACTAATATTTTTGATAAGTACACGCTTATCTACATCACCTTTTAAATATGCTTCTGGAAATCCACCAAGATACTGCGATTCAAAGCTTTTTACAAAAGCATACAAAAATAGATTACTTACATTATATACAGTATCATTTGTGTAGTGTGGTTCTGCTTGAGTGGTTACAAAATTAGAAGTTTCGTACAAATCTCCTAAAGTGGTATTTCCACTTACACCTCTAGAAACTTCTAAAAACTCAGTATCAGTTCTTTCCTTATAGAAGCAAATTTCATTACCAATTTTGATATAACCATTCTGCTCTGGAAATGAAGTAGCATCTTCTACTGTAATAGTCGTATCAGTTTCTACAATACTAGAAGATAACTTTGTAAATTGATTGAGTAAATTCTTCTCGTAATAATTGATGTCACGATACTTCGTAACATTAGAAATAATGTCAAGTGGTTGACCTTGTATTTCTAGTTGTTCATAGTATTTCTCTACAAACTTGGAGAAGTTTTCGTATTCAGAAACTATAAACCCAGGTAGTTGAGATTCAATTAAGGTAGAGATATTTCTTGTCTTTGCAGCCATTTAATCTACTCGGGATAAGCAGTGAACTTACTTGTTGTCATATCAACGTCTAGGAAAACCTCTCTTACCGCATAAATATCATTGCTTAAAGGCTTTACTCTTAGTTCAATTCGGTTGTCTTCAAACGAACCACGGATGATAGTTAAATCATACAACATAACTTCACCTTTATCATAGTTTATTGCTCCAATGGAGTCATTTAAAACTATTTTTAGTCCAGTTAAATCATCTATTCTATATAGGACGATTCTACCATCCCTATCTTCCAAATACACTGTATAATTAGGGAATTCTGTTACTTTAAATCCAGTAGAATGTAATGTTGGACCTTCACAATCTTTGTCAAAAGTATTTTGGAAGCAAACCTCATAAAAAAATGAAGAATTAATAGCAGGATAGAAATCCTTTCTCATCATTACTGTAGTTTGATTAGAATTAATTGATCTATCCGAATCATCAATTACTCCAATAAATCTACTATACCTAAACTTACCGTTGAATTTTTCAGTATCTGATTGATCAATATATTGTTGAATAGAAGTTCTTACTTTCTTTACAATCTCTGTTGGTGGTAAGTTTGTCTTAGTTCTATCAAAATAAATTTTACTTGTTAATTCAACAAATAGAATTGATGGATCAATAATGTCTGCAGTGACAGATCCAACCATAAAAGGCTTTAATTTTCTTATAATATCTTGTTTGGTAAATGAAGAAAGTAAATTTGCATTGGAAGGTTTGATTACAATCTTTACTTTTCCATATTCAGGTGGACTTGCTTCTTCTCCACCAAAAGTAATGATATCCGCTACTGCTGGATAAACGTTCCTAACGATGGCTGCGTAGTCCTGTGAGGTCACTGCACGGTCTTGTGTACCGAAATACCTAGGGGCATTGTATTTAATTTTGTCAATGCTTTCAATGTCCTCTCCACCAGAAGCTGCTAATACAGAAGTTACAACTACACTCAATGGATAAGATGAATTATTTCTATCATCGATAATACCATTGAACACAAAGGTCTTTGCTCCATTTGTAGCAGGACCATTAGTTACTAGATAGCTAACTTCAATAAATTGACCACTTTCTAGCTTTTTACCTAATACTCCATCACCAAAGAAAATCTCATAATTCTCATCTTCAACTTCATTTAAGAAATATGATTTAGTTTCGGAGTTTACTTCTAAGATATTTTCTGCTCTTTCATAAATTTCATAAGCAGATGAATTCTGAGAAGGATATACCCTTACTCTAACACTACTAGCATCAACACCTTGATTTTGAATCAAAAATCGTTGTGACTTAAGAGAAGTATTAACAGTGTATGAATTTTTAATTAATGAACCTTCGTAGATTGGTACATTAATGAATGATGCTGTCCCATTCTCTACTGCAGCAGAAACATCATCTAATGTCGTATATTGATATAGTTCAGAATCAAAAATAGTCGTAAATGCAGATCCAGTCCTTAAAATAGCAACATCAGGGGTTGTATTAGTGAAATTAACATCAAAACTAATATAAGCTACGGGTGACGTTACTGATTTTGGTACATAACCTAGTTGTTTGGCGATTGCAACTACATTATCTCTTAGGGTTGCTGAATCTAAGAATAACTCGTTAACAACTAGATTAGTATTGAATGCTGTATAATAAGTATTATACGCTAACACATCAAGTAATGTGCTCCACACAGAACCTTCAAAATCATAATCAGTGAAATCTGATTGGGATCTTAAATATTCCTTTAAAGCAATTTTTATATCATTATAATCTAAATTTGATACTTGTGTGTATGGCATTTATCGAGTTCTCTCTAAAAAGAATTCTACGTTGAGTGGAATATCGTTTCTACCTATAATCTCAAATTCCAATCCAACATCAAATCCATTATCATCAAAATTTGGTATAACTTCTAACGATATAATATTAATTCTAGGTTCGTAATCCGTTAATACGTTTTTAATCTCAGATTGGACCAGGGCTGCTACACCAT